GACAATACTATATCCAGGCATCATACCAGGAAGTGTTCTGTGCGTTGAGCTTCCGTGTCTAGTAGCTTTGCCAGAGTCTAAACCTTGGAGGCTTGCATCTTGCTGAGCCTTTAGTTTCTGAAATGCTCTATATTCAGTTTGGTTTAAGACACCATCATCATTCCAGTCATAAGCCTGCATTCCCTCGCCTTCCCACGGCTCATACTGCTCAGGCATCATTGTTGGAAAATTTGGATTAAGACTTGGGCTACCATCTGGCAGGCGAGGTCTTGTGTCTTCAGGTATAACCCAAATTTTGTTTGGATCATCATCAGGAAGCTGCGACCTTTCATCACGTTCGCTTTGAGGCATCTGAGATGCTTTCTTTACGAGGGTCGAGATGTGCTGATCTAATTCTACCGCTCTTTGGCGAAGTGCTCTTACAGCGGCATTGTTCTGTGCATTGACTCCCTGCTCCATGAGTTGACGTTGTTTGTTGTATAACGCTTGTAAATGTTTCTTGCCGTCTTGAATTCCAAAATTAGAAATAGGAATGTTTAAAGAGGCCGACATCTTTGGGTATTGAGGATCGCCAGTTTCGATAACACGATTAGCACCCAATGGTGTTATAACACCATCAGAATCAGGGCTACCAGTAACAACGGTTTCAGGAATCTCTGGCAATGCAGGTGTTACTGTATTGCCAGATTGAGGAGACGACGAGTTTGTGGTCGGGTATCCTATGCCAGGAACGCCACTTTCTGGGCTAGGCGGCAAGTTATTCCCTACACTATTTCTAATAATATTTTCTTGAGGAGTCCCTTGGCCCTCCAGAGCAGGATCAAACTTCTCACTTCCTGGAGGAGGTTTTTTGTTAGGGTCGTTTTCGTTAGAATCGTTTTCGTTAGGGTCGTTTTCAGACCTTGGCGGGTCGAACTTTCGGATAAGTTTTAGGCGTTGATCGTAATAGTGGGTCCTAGTATTAAACTCACCCTGAAAATGGGGGCTGCTTGGGTCGGTCACCTTTCCAGTAATGCCGTCGTTATGATTATTGCGAAATAGCTCACCTCCATAGCCGGGCGCATCGCCCTGCGTGTCCCGATTAGCTTGAGACATTGGATGAGGAATGCCAGAATAAGGGCCGTATCTATTGGCTATTTCCAATTCTTTTTTACGCCGACCAGGATTAGAAGATCCATATGGCCCAGCTGGTGGTGTATAAGGATTTACTTGTCCACCAGAGCTATACGTGCCAGTTCTCCTGGAATCACGATTACCACGCATTATGTTATATCTATCCTCAAACGACATGCCAGCAGTACCACCACCTAAAGCGCTGTGTTGAGGGCCTGTGGGCGGATTGTAAATACTGCCGTCTGGACGCGCAATACTGCCGTCTGGAAAATAAAGAGCTCCATCAGGGCCCATTTGGGGGTTTCCGTGATATTGGTTAAAGCGTGGATCAGGCATTATTTTTTACCTTTAGTGTGTTTATGTATTACTTTTTCTTTTAGCTGCTTTAATGCCTTGGGGTTTTTCTTCACCTTTTCTTTCAAAGACTCATCAGCCATTATTTCTTTTGCCATATAGTCTTCTACAACGTCATCAGCTAATTTTTTACGCCCGCCAAATTGTTGCTCTGGTGCTTTGTAGTTAATGCTGCCGGTGGCACTTAGTCCTTTTTCTTTAAGTGCATGACGAACATCATCTTGTGTAGACACCCAAGCCATAGGATCATCGGGTCTGCCAATGCCGCCTATGTACTTCTTTCCTTGAGTGCTTATACCAGCCTTCTTCGCCATAGTGTGCAAAGCATCTGCAGCATCGTGGGAAATGTTATCAGCCCAGTGTTGCTGCCCTTCCAGGAAGGCTCGCTCTGTACCTTTGGTTCCAGCCGGTTTTTGCATTGCAAGCATTGCGGCAAAGCCAGGGTTATTTCCTTCATTAATTAGGTATTCGTAGAAATCTACCCTACCAGCATCGTCACATTGCTTGTAATAACGTATATAGTCTTTGTGGTCTCGGGACATTAATCGTCTTTCTGTTCGTTCTTCTCTTTCATATATTGTATTTCTAATTCGTTTTTGGCTCTAGCGTGTTCTAGCTCCATTTGCAGTTTCTGCTGTTCTATCTCTAAAGCCTGCACTTCTAAGGCCATTTTTTGCCGTTCTAGCTCCAAATCAGCAGCCTGGTCTTGCCCAGCAGTTTGTGTGTCAGCTTGTTTTGCAGCCAAATCCTGCTGTTTAAGCTGCAGTTCCAATTGCATTTTTTGCAATTCCATTTGAGCTTTTTGCTGCTCAACCTGCATTTGCATTTCTTGAGCCTGCTGTTGCTGTTGCATCTGCATTTCCTGCATCTGCTGCTCTTGCTGAGCCTCTTCACCACCTTGCTCTTGTTGTTGAGCCTGTTGTTGAGCTTGTATTTCAGCAATGTCAATGATGTATGGCTCAACGTCCATTTCATTAGCATCAGCCCAATCTCTCATAAACGCATTGTAAGGTGCGTCAATTCCTTCTTGGACAAATTGCTGCATCATAGGCATGGCAATCTGTGCAAAGTCGTTAAGCTGCCTAATCTTATTTGTTTTATTAGGCTTGCGAGCAGACCCAGCTTCAATCCTGTAATCATACTCTCTAACAGATCTTTCAAACTCTTGTTGCTGTATCTGTTGCTCCCAAACAGTAGCACCTAACATGCCAATAACATCTTGCATGTCCTGAGCATTAAGAGACCATTCGGCAGCAATGATTTCACGGCTAGCACAATGACTTAACCAGTCTTCGACACGAGAAGCCATGTCGTCAGGTCGGACAGAAACATTTTGGTTTCTAACATCAGCTTCTGTCGCAGATCGTATTTGCGTTGAGCCGGATAAACCGTATAACAGTTCTGTCAAACCTGTGCGTTTGTCAATCAAATCCAAAACTTCTGACACCATACGCCATATGTCTACATTAAACGAAGGTGCGTCTAGGAATGACACAACGTCATTAACGCTACGCCCAAAAATTTCAGATATTTCAATGTGCGTATATGGTCCAACACCAGCTTTTATCTGGTCTTGTATTTCAGCACCTGCAGCCTTGGCAATAGCTACATACGTCGTAGAGGACGCGGCTACCTTGTCAGCCAAGAAAGACATACACCAGTTGACAAACCGCAACTCTCCAATTGCTGGTTTAATCAAGGAGATTGGCCACACCTCTTTAGGTTTTTCGTAAAAATGCAATTTACTAAAGGGCCAACCACCGTCAGTCCAGAAAGGAATAGGCCATTGGGATCTCAGGAATAACGACTGCTCATCTTCTGCCAAAGCCATAGGTGGCATATTGAGTGGGAAAGGAATATCCTCACACACCGCAATAAAACAAAAATCGCCAAACTTATCAAAGTCATAATTAGACTTTATGTCTTTGTTTATCTTTCCCTTCTTTAGCCTATTCCCAAAGCCGCCTTTGGAATAAACTTGCCAGTATTCAATCAGATCGAATGAATCGCCTCTTCGCTTAGATTCAGAGTTTTCTTTATAGCTTTTGTTGCTACTTTCAGCCTGCTTGTTAATCGAAGACTTATTGCCTTTTATTACGCCCTCTAATCCGTATTCACGCTCTACCTTCCAGCGAGGTTGCACAACCCTACGGGCACACCACTGAACATCCTCCCAGTATTGTGCATCCGGATCAAACACAACGTCGTCACAAGAAACATACACGCTTCTTGGTGACCGAATTGAAGACCCAGGAGCTTGATATATCTCAGTCCACAAGAAACTAAGGCCCTTAACGATAGCCTCATTGATAGCCATGCGTGCATAGCTTTTCTTGTCGTTTGTTTCCTGCAACCAGTTTAGGTAATGAGCTTTTATTTTTGAATGGCCACGCTTTCGCTCATTCTCAGCTTCTTCAGCCTGCATCATAGCTTGAGCCTGCTGAGCCATCATCTCGTCTTCTTCGCTAATGCCTAGCATAGACAAATCAACAGACGGGGGAATCTTAGGAGTCACGTTACACACAGGATTTCTGTGATACAAAACAGGGCCAAATAAAGCTACTGCTTCAAAGACCCTATTTACAGTCATCCTAAAGGTTGGGAGAGCCCCTTGCACACTCTTATCAAGGAAACCTCCCGAACCCTTAGCATATTCGCCTTTCCACATCCAGTCATGCGAGCCGTCAAAAAACTTCATCGCTTCATCAGCATACTTGCCAAAGCGATCATGCTTTTGCTTTTTAGCTCGTTTGATTTTTTCCATCCATTGGCTTACGATGGGCTTGAATGGATGGTCATAATCATCATATGAAGC